TGGTTCCCAGCCTCATAGGCTACCCGCAACCAGTGCATGAATGTTTCCGCAGACACACAGCCGCAGTCCACATCGATTTCCCCGCGTTGCTGCTCCAGCCATTGCTCAAAATCTAACTTGTAAGCCTTACTTTCAGGTTCATCACCATTGAACTCGACTTTCTGCGACGCTATGAGAGCGGCTTCGTACTGTTCGCGAGTGACAACCGATGTAAACGCACTGCGATCAAGGTCACTGATATCGCAAATAATGCCATCAATGGAATAATTCTTTGATGATTGGTAATTTTTATGGTGCGTACCAAAAAGAACCATAGCGCGACTACTACCTGGCATCGTAATGGATAGATGGCAAAAATCTTTTCCATCAGGCCATCCACGCCCCTTAGATAATTCCTTCACTAACAAGTCAATCAGTGTCATAGCGTTACCATCCTTGCAAGGCGCTAAAGCTATTTTGGCAAGCTCCAATACTTCATCTGCTGCGTATCCAGCACTGTGACCATACATTTCGATGCTGGTGATAATCTCTGATATGCGTTTTTTAGTGATTCTTGTCATAGTTTTATTTCCTTGCATGGTTCGCCTTTACGGCAAACAGCTACACGGTCATTTCTTACATTAACCACGGTCACCGTTCCGTCATCGCATTGAATAACGATGAAAGGGTGTTCATTCTCTTTTGTGCAATGTTGCTGTTCCCCTGCTATAACAGTGAGGGGAATTAATAAAATAATAATTACTGCGAATTTACTAAATGTTGCCATAGCAATCTTTCTTTCTGTTTTTCATTATGGTTGAATCCAGTTATCTTCAATAGCAATGCTCAATCTTTGTAACCATTCTGCTAATTTCAGCATTGCTTCTCTTTCGCTTAAACCACGAGGAAAATCATCAAGCGATATTGTTGGCTTGAAGTTTCCCAAATTATCCATTTCAACGGTCAGATTTTGCTCCAGCACGGTATTCCTTACGCGGCTATTGTGCCGAAGCAAATATACTGAACGTGATTTATTGGTTTTGTGGTCGAGCTGATATTCGGTAAGTATCATCTGGCTTCCGCCATGATTATTACCGCGCCACATAATTACTCCGTGTTAATTGAAATTTAGCTATTAATCTTCACTTTTATCGCGAACACCTTTACCGGTTTATCACCGAAGTGCGGATGTGTGATTGTCTTGATTTCATATCCGTCATACGGAACATCAATTCTGCGGCTGGAATCGTCGCGCTTCGGATATCCCTTTGTGATAATCAGGCGGTCATACTTACGGTTAACGAGGCGCTTATTCCAGTAGTCATTACACAGGCGATACTCTTCCGTTTTATCTCCGCGAATCATGGCATCGAAGTATTCACCTTTGACGGCAAGTTGCAGGTTAGCCATTACCTCACCTCCAGTCTCCATACCGCCTGACCAATCCGGCTGGCATGGGTATCTTTGGATACTGTTCCGTCTTTAGCCAGCTCCATAAGAATTTTGCGCAAATCTGCCGAGCGCCATTCTTCATCAGGAAATTCCTTCTCCATTGCCAACCGCAGATTCCAGGTTGCTATCGTGAATGGATATTCACCGCCGAGAGCTTTCTCTTGTAGGGCAGCACGGGAACGCATCACCTGCAAAACCTTCTCTTTTACATCCATCATTACGCCTCCTTCGGCGGTTCTGGTAGCGGCATCCAGTGTGACGGTTTCCACGACGCACCAGGAATTATCCACCCATCATTAGCGTCAGGATGCCCGGGGATGTAAGTAGCCCATTTCATTCGCCAGTCACCTTTCCTGTCAAACTCCACGGCAACAAGAACGGCTGTTTTGGTATTCGGCATTCGCTCACTACAGCTTATCCAACCATCCGGAATTACCGGAGAGTTGCCAGCCTCATACGCCACACGCATCCAGTGCAGAAGCATTTCAGTGCTCACACAGCCGCAATCAACATCAATTTTGCCGTGCTGCTGTTCCAGCCATTGCTCAAAAGTTAACTTGTAAGTTTGGCTTACAGGTTCTGCACTATCAGCTTCGCGCCGCTTCTGTAGCTCTGCTGCCATCGCTCTCACGACTTCAACTGGTGCCCTTGCAGCAAACTCTATGTTGGTGATCAGCTCATTAAGATATTGCTCGCCTGGATACTGTTTCTTATCGGTTATAGTGGTCATATCACTCTCCTTTTCCCTGAAGCATAGCGGCACGGCAGGCATTCCACCCCTTCACATAACCGAACGCCATCAACTGATCACTCATGGCGGGCAGCATTGTGTGGGTCGTACTGATTTCTTCCGGCACTACCGGCGCTGGCGGGGCGATGCGTCCAAGCAACTTATTTACCTCTTTCGCCATCGCGTCATATTTATCTAAATGGCGATTAGCTTCTAAGCAGACTCGGCGCATCTGATCTGAGTTAACTCGTTTAACTGGATCTGCTTCCAGCGATGCCAGCGCAATCCGTGCCAGTTCCATTTGTTCACCACGGGTAAGCCCGTTTTCAAGCGGATTTTTAATGAACAATTCAATACGTTCTTTGGTAATAGTGGTCATGTGTTACTCCTTAACCCGCAGTGCTTTCAACTGATGAGGGGAACAAAATCTTTTCATCAAACCCTGCATTCATATCATGGACAGCAACACACCAATCCATTGACGAACGATTATCAAGAGCCTCCATGATTTCATCCATGCGGCGCAGGTCATACAGGTAAATGCTTTTATCGCCAATGGTGTAAAAACCAATTTTTTTCGGTGATGGGCAGCGATCAAGAACGTCCTGTAATTCGTTCAACCATGCCCGTTCTTTTTTTGTTAAAGTTGCCATATCACTCTCCTTTCCCATGAAGCATAGCGGCGCGGCAGGCGTTCCAGCCTGTAGCGTATGCAGCCGCTTTGCTGCTGCCTTCAACTGGCGCATCCTGCCAATACATTTCATCCGGCACTACCGGCGCTGGCAAGGCAGCGTGATAGTAGAGTGGCATAGTTTTGTACAGTGGTTCGCCAGGACTTCCGTCAACCTGATTCCATTCTTCAACCCAGGCATCAACAACCGCTTTGCTGGTTGATACATGTTCTTCTGAATCTACATTTTGTCCTGATATACAGAACATAACTGCCTCTGCTTCCAGCGATGCCAGAGCAATTTCATAAGCACGGCGCTCAATATTGTCTCGAACGTCCAAGCTGCCTATGCGCTCTTTGATTTCTTTAATCAGTTCTTTGTCGGTAAAAGTGGTCATATCAATCTCCTTTGGTACCAATGTTTACAGCCTGGCAAGCCTCTTTGAGCACCCAGTCAACAGCGTCTTTCCATGCTCCGGTTTCGACTGGCGGATTCTCACGCTTTACCTGTTCATAGAAACGCACTGCTTTAATCAATCCTTCTGGTGTCAGTGGCACAGGCGGGACAGTGAATAAGGCCTGAATCTCATAGCTCGGCCTGTCGTTGCAATCCTCTTTTGTCGGGACATATTTCCAGTCACCAACCCACTGCTTCCCCTGAAAGTCTGTAACGCCTTTTTTCACGTAGCGATATCGCCATGCCACTGGTTTTGCCTGCCCTGCCTTTTCATGCCCTTCCTGATAATTAATCTCGCTCATTCATCGCCCCACTCATCACAATATGCTTCGACCGGTGTTTTCCCTGCTTCATAATCATCACGCCATGCTTCAGCATCAGCGGCACTTCCACCGCGTAACTCTGCATAATCCATTAACAGTTCATGCCATTCTTCAAAACTGGCGTTATATTTAGTTGAACCAAAATCAGCCATTTTGTTCTTCCTCTTCGTCTTTTATTTCGTGGTATGAGTAATTGCAGTAGTTAAAGAAAATATCTTTAGCTTCATCCTGTATTTCATCTGGTGTTGCATCATCATCCACTTCGAATTCATCCTCGAAATCTCCACCGGCTATTCCCGTTTCAATAATTATTTTGAATTTTCGCATTTCACTACCGCCCTTTCGGACGGCCTCCTGATGTTCTGAGGGTGCAGGAATCCCTCCGGTTAAGGATTAAATTTTTAACAGAGCTAAATTTAATTATTCAGTTCTGGATTTTGTCGCCCTGCGTATCCGCGCTTTCGCGTTACGCTCAATCTGAATTAGCTTTTCTATATTTTTTCGCCTTTCCCGCTCCTCCTGACGCAAGAGCCTTACATCATCTGCCAGTCTGGTTTCTCTTTTCGCCACAGAGAGCATCCAGTCAAATG